ATAAAAAACTCTGGTTGAGTTCCTGTTTGACCAGGTCTTTTGCCAGCATTCTTTTGACCAAGAATGTTTTGTACATTTCCTGCAGATTTATAGTCAGCACCCATTTTTAACTTAATAGTGTCACCTGCTGAGTTTTTAGCGTTAGCTGTAGTAACAGCAGTTCCTATTGCAGTACCACCACTCATAACGTAAGCATAACGCTTATGCCATGAACCCCTGCGTTCAGTAAATTTGAACTCAGGATCATCAGTTGGCTTTTTAGCTAGTTTAGACACTAGTCTAAAAAATGGATCTTGGGAAAGATTTAATTCAGAAACACGACTCCCAAAGTCGTATTTTCTTCTCAGATCACCAGTATTAGGATCTGTTATGTTGTCGGTAAAACCACCAATGTCATTACCGCCTTTGTAAAGAATGTCTTCAGCCACTCTAAACTCCTTTTCTTTAAGAGTTCTGAGTAGTTATGTATAAACTACCCGAACAAGTTATCTAAATCAGCGTCCATACCTAACATTGCATCAAAGACATTGTCGTCTTGAGACTTTGCTGGTTTGCCTACGCTGTTCACTCCACTTGCACTTGTTGGCATGTTCCGTACGTTCTTCATTTGGTTTAGCATGTCATTCTTAGTAGCGTTTGCTGTGTTTTGAGCTACTTGATCCCTATTTAAGATATGATTTACATCATCTAAGGTCATCCTATGATTTTCAGCACGACTTTTAAACTCTGAAAATTGTTCATCTGACATATTGTTCTTTTCCATAAATGCTTTTTCTTCAGACTTTCTAGCCTGAGCTTGTTGAATTTGCTGTGCTCGTTCTTTTTCAGCACCAATCATGGAGCCTACTCGCTTTTGCACAATACTATCAACATGAGCATTCATTAGTCTAGCACTATCAGATTCAGGATCTGCCATTGCTTCTTGCTGATCAAACATAAAATCTTCATCAAGATTTAACTTTTCTTGAATAGACTTTGCTGGTTGACCACCACTTTCCAAATAATCACGGACATGATTCACAAGTCCACTATCATTTTTCATCGCTTCAAGGACTGGAACAAAAGGTTCTAGTTCTTTTAGCTGTCCCTTTAGATTTACGGCCTCTCGACTACTGTCTGAGTATCGCTTCTTATAAGGGTTTTCTTCGTTGTCCCATGTATTAGAGCCATCGTTTTGTGTGGAGTGAGTTGCCTGTTCGGGGTCACTCGTTTGTTGACGGGTTGCTTCAGGGATATTATCGTCAAGGATTGCTCCATTGACTTGTTTGTCTAAAGCATTAAAAAATTCATCACCTTTGGAGCCTTCTGTAATAGAATCTTCAAACTGATCAATTGAATCAAACGAGTCGTTAATCGGTTTTTTATCCTCTACAGGAGGGTTACCTTTTTGGTCTTCAGAAGCTGCCATGCTTTTTTCCTTTTATTTATGTTGTATTTTATTCATTGTTATTGGACTTAGCCAAATTGTTTTGAAATTTTTGTAATTCGAGATCCATTTTACCTTTTTGAGCGTCTGCTTCATTGGCCATTACGTTTTGTAATAGCTTTTGCTTACCTTCTGTTTCAATGTATTTTCTTTTCTCATCAGACTTTATTTGCTCTTTATTTCGAGTGATTTCCATCTCAGCTTGCATTACTTTACCTTTTATACCAGCCTGGACTAATTGACGCTCTAGAGTTTCTATCGCACCTTCTTTATCTTTTAAAGATTCTTCCATCTGTTGTATTTGACCTTGCATTTGAGAATACATACTTTTACGTTTTGCAATCTGTTCTTTATTTCTAATATCTGTCTCTGCTAACACTGCAATGTCATCAACTATACCCATTTTAAGCATTTCTTTCATTTCATCTAAGTATGCCCATCTATTAACAGGTAATGTAGACCCTGCAACTACCTTAACATCAAATTTAGCAGATGCATAGTCCATTGATTTACCAATCGCTTCTCCCATATCATTATAAATAGGAATGTTGATTTCAGTTTCTTTACCATCTAGTAACGCACTAGGTTGGATAATTCTAAATCGCTTATTTGCACTATAAACACTTTGAGAGAATTGCATAATAACTTCTCCTAATTGTTTTAAAGCAGGTTCAATACTATGCTTCATCCATTGTTTAATTCTTCGAGTTCCATACTCATCCATAGCCAACATACCTCTGTAAGTTTCATGCTGACTTGATGTGTCGCCTTGCATAGCTGAATAGATTCCCGCAAGATATTCCATATCAGTTTTTCCCTCTTGAACAATACTAAAAAAAGCATTGGATAAGGGGGCAGGCATTACAGGAGTTGGAGCTTCTGAACCTGCTCTAACAGGAAGTAACGCACCAGGAGAGGCTGAATATTTTTCCCATGTTTCAGCATCAATAGACCCTTCTTCATACATCCAACGTAAGGACGAACCAAGGGAAGCGTTGTGAACAAGGATTTGGTGGCTTTTATTGATCTCTTTCTGCTTACCTATTAAAGGCGAGACTGCAGACATTGAGAAAGGAGTACCAGTCCATTTAAAATGAAAAGGTACTAGCGGGTAATCTTTAACAGTATCAGGAAGAATTTTTTCATATAAAAACTCTCCACCTGCTGTACAACATAGTTTTATTCTAGTTCCTCTAAATGGAATGTATTCAATTACATTTTTAGAGAACTCTTTATCTTTTGTTATAATTTTAAATTCTTTTTTACTTAATACTTTGTTTTCGATCTTACTTGCTTCTTTTTGCAATAAACTCATTTGTTCTTGTTGGAAAGCTTGTAATTGTTGCTGCATTTGATCAGAGGCTTTTTTCATTTCAAGCTCATATCTTTCAGCTAACATTTTACCTTCTTGAACTTGCATTTCCATTGATTTTTGCTGTTCCATTAACTGAACTTGTAACTCTTGTTCCATTTCTTTAACCATAACCTGAATCTGTTCTTGCATTTGTTTTAATTGTTCAGGTGAAGGTGGAACTCTATAGAATACGTTTACATATTCAACTTGTACTTTTTCATAAGTTTCAAAAAATTCAACCATTTCGTCCATAGAACCATCAGGCCTAGCAGAAGAATTATTGTTATTATCTTTAGCTGTAAATAAGGCTTGATCATTATCAGACATTGCTCTACCTGAATATGAGTCAGTAGTTGATATTCCATTTGCTTTCCTAATTTTAGCTTTATAATCAGGGAATAATTTTTCTAAATGATTCCTGGGTAAAATCTTTCTAATCATAATATAAGCTGCATCTCTAAAAAGCATATCTCTTGATTTTGGATCAACAAAGACATCAAATGGTTCAGGTTGTTTTAAAGTAACCTCACCCATACCATTGTCCATGTCAGCGTCTACATCAACTAAAAAATACCCTACGGATTTGCAAATAGAATCGTTAATCGCATTTGCGTATAAAGTAGATCCAGATGAAAGATTCCAGATATAATCTGATAAATCGCTAAACACTGCAGCTACATCACTATCTGACCCTTCTGAGCCAATAGCCTGCCAACGAGGGTTGTTGGCCGTTGCGTAAAAGTTTAACATTTCTACTACAGGCATAATCCTATTAATAGTAAATGTAGGCATACCTTGTTCTTCTAAAGAGTCTTTTTCTTCTTGAGATAGTTGAGCATCGTTAGCAAACTCATATCCTTTAGTATTTATCCTTTCCCATTGTTGTCTTTCCCAACTTTCGGCAAGATTAAATAGTTCTTTAATTCTATCTGCTTTTTTATTTTTAGTCATAGTGTACCTTAATGTTTCCCATTAATTCTGGAGAGCGATCCTTTTACTTCTGATATTTGAGAGTCTAAATCTCTAATGTTTCTATTAAGATCGTCAAATTTTCGATCAAGTTTTTCATCTGATTTATTCCATCTTTCTATTAGTTTTATAACCATACCTTCCATGTTTTCTAATGTTTCAGATTGTCCTTTATTTTCTACTTTTAAATTCTCTAGAGCTTGTTGTTGAGCTTCGCTCTTTTTAGATAATGAAATAACTAAATAGACGAACATAGCACCTACTACACCAATCATTCCTGCTTCGCCATAAATAGCCATAAAATCCATTATTTCTTTTTCCTTTTCCTCCATGAAAGAGGATTAATGTTGAGCTCTTTTTCATAGAACTTTAATTTTTTTTCTAATTCTTCTAACTGTACACTTTCTTCCAACTGATGCTTAGCAACCAGCAACTTAATTTCAGAATGAGCTTCCAATACTTCATTTTCAAGGCTTTGTATTCTGCCTTGTATGTCAAGCCAAGCGAAAGTAAGACTAGAAATGAGTACCCCAAGCTGAACCAAAAGCTTCCAGTTAATCGTGATATAA